ATGTTATCCGGATCTTTGAATTGACCTGGAATTGGTCTCATCTCTTTATAAATAGAAGCTGCAATTTTATATCCTTCATAAACCTCTGGTATCCATTCCCATGTAAGGCTTACATCTCCATTGTCAGGGTTAAGTCTGTAGGATTCATCAACCATAAATTTAGTTTGAAGAATACCATCTACATCAATGTAATCTAACCAACCTACTTTTCTAAGGCCTTTAAATACACAATGTAAAACTCTTACTGTATTTCTATCTTCATCATTGGTATACTCTTCAAAGCTAAACATGCTGTCTTTGATTGCTTGAGTATTTACCTCAGTATAATTTCTCCAGACAGTATCTATTTCTGTAGGAGTAAGGTCAAAAGTTTGTACAACTTGAGAAGGATGCATTCTGTATTCTGCTGTAGCCCATTCTCCTTGTTCAATATAATCTAAATCAGAAGATTTATCACAAGCAAATCTCATTGGATTTATAACCTTCATTGCAGGTTCTCCATTGATTATACCTAACCAATAGATTTCAAATGCAGATATAAGACCATGTTTCCAACCATTATTAAATTTCTTTCTTACATCTAATTTTCTTATTAGGTGATTAGAAAGTTGTTGTCCTTGTACTTCAGCAGGATCTCTGTGATCCCTTTTCATATAAGCTCTTACTTTTTCAGGAGTATTAGCTTCTATTGCAGCTTCCATTTGAGCTTGAAGTTCTTGCTTTTCTTGTTCAGTGAGGTCTCTACCTTTAATTTGAGCCTGATACTCCATTTCAGCTTTCTGTCTGAAAGGGGCCATAATACTATCTATGACATACTGCTTAATCTTATTTGTCTCAACTTCTATCTTTCTATTAGAAGCCTCTTTGTTGGTGGCCATGATTCTATACCCAAAAGGTCTCTTCATTTCCATTCCAATCAAAGCCTTTATTCTATAAGAACAAATATCTTTGTTTGTCATTTGAGCTGGCATTTCTCCTAGCTCAGCTCCATGAGGATGGGATACATGGGCAAGTTCTGAGGGATCCATGATGTTGTTAAACAAATCATAGTTTACTTTCATCCTCTTATACTCATTAATACCACCATAGCCAGTTGAAAGAAAGTTGGCTTTAGAGTCATACATATCTATTTTCTCTCTATACCATAAGAAGTTTTTAGCTTCTTTTTCAGTTCTAGTGAGTCTTTCAGTAGAATAAGACTTAGGTTTAGTATTAGCTGTATTCATGTGGATTACATATAAGTAGTTACAAAAGTAATAATTAATTCATTCTATGAGCTAAAGTATTACCATTATTTTTATGAAAAGCTCCTTCCATCATTTCTATAAGCTGTTTAGCTTTCTCATTTCCTGCTGATTTAGGTTTAAACTCTTTACCATGCAAGTCTTCTTGGTCTTGAAACATTACCTGCATTAGTGCCATTACTCTATCAAAATTTCCTTTTCTGTTGTAAAGTATTAATTCTTCTAAGAGTCCTATTGAATATATCTGATCTAAACCTCTAATTGGCATACCATCTTCATCAAAATCAAGTACCTCAAGTAACCAAGATTTGATATATTTTTCTCCAGCATCCTTTAATTGCTCAATCATGTGGCAACCATATACCCTATTTACCTTAGAATTTTTAACATTTTTCTTGATTACTTCATCAGGTTGATAAGCAAGAAAGTGCAGTTGTTTTCTTCTTCTAAAGTAATCTTTCACATGAGTTACATCATTCTCATGCATAATAGTAGTATTGTATAATTCTGCAAAGAGTCTAGCAATGTAGTTCACATCATCAGCTTCTCCAGGTCTACCCACATATTCAGCAACAATTATTCTTTTAGTTCTGTCTCCTATAATTACACTCTTATAAACATAAATTGCAGATAAAGAGGTTCCTTGTTCTTGCCGGTATGGATCATATCCAATTTTAAAAGCCCCTCTAAATGGGACTTCAGGAGGATACTCATAAATGATTGGACACCCTTCTAGAGAGGTATTATCATACTTATATTTATAAATTGGATTAGCTGAGCCATCTAAGATAGGCTCTGCCTTTACTCTTTTTTGTTCAAAGTCATAATACAATCTTACAGGAGTTCCCATAACTGTATTAAGATGCTTGGCCTTTACTATTTCAAGCTGTTTCTTTAATTCAATAACTGGAAAGTTATTTACTGAAACCATACCAAATGCTTCAAATGGAGTAAGTGGTTTTTCTTGCCCTCTAGACTGAATATCAGCAGAAGTAGCACCATGGTCAATCCTTGTCTTTCTAATAGCAAGCTCAGCTGCTTTAGCTCCTTCTATATCTGAGTTACCTTGAGCATCATAGTAACCTTGCATATTCCAATTCACAGGGTGGAAGAAACCACATTTAGTATCTTTTGCATCTTCATCCCAAATATTCTGAAAAGGAAGTAATCCAAATCTAAGTGGTTCAGAGTGCATCTCAGCATAATCCGCAGTACCACCTTCCATATCTCCAGATGTACCAAAGATTGTAATTAATCCTGTCTTCATATCTCCTGACATTACACAATCCTCAGAAGCTTTATAGGAATCTTTGAGAAGCCCTGGTGTACCAAAGGAACCAGACTCTTCAAATATTAAATCATGTGCATTTTTACCCCTTGCAGCATCAGGATTATCATTAAATGTAAGTGAGATTATCTCTGACATAAATCCTACTTCAACTTTTACACCATTCTTAGTTTCAATAGTAGAAGCTTTGAAGTGACCTTTACCGGCTTGATCTACAACATCTCTTGGATATGCCCAAGGTGTGTGCTGTCCAATAAAGTTAAGGTAGTTATTTGCCATAGTAAAAATACCTTTTGGATAAAGGTATTTCTTATCTTCAGCTCCAAATATAGTAGATAGGTTGGGTCTTGTCAAGTAGTTGACTACTCCAATAGATGCATTCTTATATGAATAACCCCTCTGTCTAGACTTACCTACAATAAGGTTATATCCACCAAAGAGGTAGTCAGGTTCAATAGTATATGCCAGTCCAAGCTGGTCAAAAAGTTGCTGAGCCTTAAGTAATTGCTCCGCATCAGGTAAATTGTAAACATCATAAGCTTCTTCAGGTGTGAGTAATCCACTTTCAATTACACCATTTCTAGCAATCTCTCTTGCCCAATAAAAATTATAATCCCCATCCCAAAAGTCAGCAAAATCAGTCTCTTTAGCTCCTTTTCTTACTTGTCTACCTCTAGCTTTTGGACCATCTTTTTCATCTACCTTAAGAATAGGACAGTAATTCAGATAAAAATAGTGGTCACCTGTAATCCTTACTCCACCCACTGAATAACCATCCCGGCATCTTCTTCTTTGAGTCTGCCAATAGTTTTCCCAGTCTGGACTTCCTTCAGGATCAGCACAATACTTACCATATTTCTTAAAGTTCAGAGCTTCTTCTCTGAAGACTTGGGAGTTAATCCAAATTCCATCAGGGTTTCTTATAGCTCCAAGCTTACCATCTGAATATACATCACTCATATACTAAATAATTTATACCTTTTAGGTAAAGAAAATAGAAGGTACATTTTTGAAAAACTGTGTAGTAAGGTTTCTCTTCTTTTTATAAGATAAAAACAATACCTTTTTTCTGACTCACTACTATAAAATTCAAAAACTGTTTTTACTTTAAACAGTTTGGTTGGTGTAGCAAAAGCACTATTTAGAATACTACACTCTGTTTCTTCTGCACAATTTGTTCTACCAGCAAACTTTAGTTCTCCTCTATAACGTTTGTGGCTTAACTCTTTAGTAGCTTTATCAATCAATGCTTGTTTATCAGGCATAAAATTTTTAGGTACAAAGAAGTCTTCTTTTCTTGCATGTAAATCTATCATAATTATAGGCTTGAAGGGTCTGCAAATTTACTTACAACTTTCTGACCTTTGACTTTGACACTTTCAAAAAGCTCATTGTCAACTTTCTCTTGTAAAGCGGAGAAGTTCTGTAACACTTTTTCAGTATCATTTACAGCCATGGTTACATCTCTTGGTTTATATATAGGAAGACCAGTCTTTTCATTCCTAGCATCTAGGTCAAATGTATTAAAGAAAGTCTGCACTTTATATATAGCTCTCTTAGCTGACATATAGTAGTTATATGTAGTAGAGGCTGTTTGTTGAAACTCAATTAAAGAAGCCATACCACCACATACAAACTCATCTGGTTTGTAGTCTTCATTGTTCATCACATCTTTGGCAAGTCTTCTATGTCTTTCAGCTTCATCATATCCTCTATAAGGATTACTCTTCTTGACTGATACCATAAATTCAATGTAAGTAAACTCATTAGTAGCTTCAAATTTTCCAGGATTTTTATCTCTTTCCCAGATTTCTTTAAATGGAGAAAGTAGTAAAGTCTCTGTGTGAGGCTTCACTACTTTATTCTCTATGGTAAATAATAAACTCATATTTTTTAAATTTTGTTTACTTCTTCTTTGAATCTATTCCAAAGTATTTCCTGAGCTTTCTTTCCTTCTTCAATACTTGTGACTTGTATTCTTGGCCCTGGACTAAATTCATTATCTGGATCAGGATCATAGCCCTCAAGTCCTAAGTTACTTTTTTTGATAAGAGGTCCTCTGATAAATATCTTTCCACTTACTGCTTCAGCTACTACAAATGCTCCTATGGGAGTATGACATACATTTTTAGTTCTAGTTACAGGACTTCCATTGTACCTAAAACTACTGGTTGTTTCTATCCAATTCATAATAATCCTTCTTTTTTAGCATCCACTTCATTGATAGTCTTTGATATAATCAAAGCCATACTATGAAAGTCAGGAAGTCCAATTACATTAACTCCTATTTGAAAATGCAACCATAGTGTACCACATATAGTCTATACTTTTTTGACATAATTTACACTTTAAATATTGCAGTTGATCTATTCAACCATCCTTTTAAAAACTTACCAAGCTTGATGCTGTTTCTCACAAGCTGATTATAGAAAGTATTTCTCTCTCTGTAGAGACAATCCTCAGTTACATACTGCATCTTTTCTCTAGTGGCAGGCCCTATAACCCCATCAGCAGGAACTCCTGCACACTTTTGCATAATTTTAATAGCCCTGTAGACTCCCATATTATAAGCAGTATCAAAATACATAAGCCTAGATTCAAAAGGAAGTATAAAAGCATTGATAGCTCTGTAATACTTGGTATACGCAATGGCAGCAGCTTCTTCATAAGTAGTGTCTTTAAAATCATCAAAATTTTTAAACAGTCCTGAATTAGAATTGTAAGCTATTCCCCATAATGTCCATCCTCCTGAGTCTCCGGCTACATTATGCAAGTTTCCTCCAGCTTTAGGATTCCTAACTCCTTCCCATACAAGAGTCTTACTAAAGAAATGCTCTTTAAACAATTCAAATTCTTTTGCTACAGTTGGATTGGTCTTAGCCAATCTGAGGTAATCCTCTACTTTTAGTGTTGACATATCTATCTTAATTTAATTCCTTTAATATACAATGCCTCTGAAGTTCCATTTATGTAGATTACAGAAATCAATACATTAACTACTTGATTTCCTGGAACCTGTTTAGGTATGTTACCTGCTTTGTAAGTAATTTTCAACTCTCTTGTAGTAGGGTTGAAACTAGGTTTTGAACAACCACAAGATGCATGCATTTCTTTAATCTGTGGTATAGTTGGAAGAGCTTTGAAGACAAGTTCTTTTATCTTACCTTGTCTAATAGTTCCAAAATTGATTTCTGATTCTGTGAAGTGACTCATACTCTGCTTGATTTATGTGAGATTCTTAATTCAAATTGTCTTGGTTTTTCTTTATTCCAATATCTAAATTCAATAGAATTATATTTCTTATGATTGTTCCATTCTTTTTCATCCATCATAGCTGGATAACAATTACCGGCACAAGATTTATCTGCCATTTGAAGTGCAGGTGTAGCACAGCCACACTCTAGACAAGCTCCATTTGTAAAACACTCTTTTCTCATCTTAAAGAGTCTGTATGCAATTTGCTCATAAATATGTAATGGCAATAAAAAATTCAATCTTTTACTATAATAAAACCACATCCTAATATTCCCTTGAAAATAGGACTTAATATTAATCCAATTTATCTGTTGGCTCATTCTTTTTTGTTTTTAAGAAGTTTTCAAGTTGACCTTTCTTTTTAAAATAGTTGACAGGAGTCATTCTACACTCCTTAAACATCTTAGTATAATTCTTGAGTATTGCTTCAACTCTTTTTGGATACACCACAAATGTACCAAAAAACTTTAATCTTACAGTAGGAAAATTTCCATTAGTAATTCCTTCCTTTAGCTGTCTGAATGGAGCAGATACAATATCATTACACTGTTCTAAAGTCATATCTGGATGAGTATGCTTAATTTTATTGTAGAATTCAGCTACCAATTCAGGATGAAGTTTTCTCATTACTCTTGTACAATTTTAAATTGATAAAATTGTTGTTTTTCCTCAGGAAGCAAGATAGGAGCTATTACAATAACACCCCCCAAATCTTCTCTAATGGCTCCCTTCTCCTTCAAAGAAGAAAGGTGATTGCTCAAGCCCCCATCTGACATCCCAAGTTTAACTTTAACCTCTTTCCTAAAAGAAGTTCCAAACCTATTCTTATCAGCAAGTTCTCCTTTAAACGCCATAAAATTCCCTAAGACTTCTCTTTCTTTAGGAGTCAATTCTATGGGCAAAAAGGGGTTTATAATGCTGAGGTGGTAAATGTAATATTGGGCATCTTTTAACCCAATGATTCCTTTTTGAATTATTTTCATATACTATTAATTACAACATTGTGTGTACTCAAAATCAAAAGTAAAATCTATACCTGAGACTCCATTATAAATCAAATCAGTGATAGGGCAAGGATCAGATAAGTCATTACCAGTAAGCAAATAATTTCTAACTCCAATAGCTCCGGCATTACTGTTAGCATTATTCTGAGTGTTTCTCATCTCCAATACATTCTGTCTTTGTAGAATGGCTGGATCAAATCTATAAACTACCATATCCACTAAAGGACAATCAAAATCTGAAGCTGTAATACTAAGAGCAGGGTTCAAATCCCCAATAAATACAGAACCTACTTGAGCAGGAGCATTCAAATCTACAGCTCCAATAAGAACTCCATTAAGATAAATATCAAAATTGTCATCTATCTGAGAGTTAGAATTACATATCTGAAACACCACTTTTCTGTCAATGCAGACAGGAACCAGTGTATCACAGATAGACTCTTCAACTTGTAATTCATCTATAATAGGCTCTACTTCACTGCCAATAGGGACACTATTACCTTCATCATCTCTGACTTTTACCCTGTAATCTCCTTCAGCTGGATAAAGAACTTCAGCTTCTTTTGACCAGGTGTTGATTAACTCTTGCTTTTCTTCATCTGTTTTACAGTGAGGAACAATACCATTATCTCTCCAAGTTTTAACTTGAATCTGCCACTGTCTATTAACATACAATCTCCTTAAAGTCTTACCAGTAAGCACTGTATGAGTAATAGTAGAAGGCTTATCCTTGTCATGATAGTAACTAACTACTGAATTATATTGATCATTTTTTGACATAACTTCTAATCTTTATTTAACCTTATAGTTTCACATTCTTGCTCATTATCTAACCTATCCTGAAGAACACGTTTTCCTAACATCAAATACTTATGTACATTAACATGAAGAGTGTGCACAGCTCTAGCTTCAGTTTCTCCTATATAACATATAGGAATCAAATAGTATTTACCACTATAC